TGCTGCCGGATGTGGAGTATGACGCATATCTGGCCCCGGTAGCAGATGAAGATTGTTACCAAACTGCTTATGAAGTAAGGGGATTATTGAAAAAGACGAAAGGAGCAAAGAAAGCATGAACAAAGAAAGCATTGTTTTAGGTTCTGGCGATTTGTATTGTATGGAATTTACGGGAGTGGGGGAAGCATTGCCGGAAAATACAGTGATAGAAACAGAAGAAAACCGCCTGGGGCATATCAAGGGTGGTGCAGAAATTGAATATGCACCGTCATTCTATGAAGCCAAAGACGATATGGGAAAGGTTTCTAAGGTTATTATCACAGAAGAGGAAGCAACCCTTAAATCTGGAATTATGACATGGTGCGGTACTACATTACAGAAGTTATGCCAGACAGCCAGAGTGACAGAAGATGCGGAAAAGAAAAAACGTATTGTAAAAATCGGCGGTATTGGAAACGCAGACGGCAAAAAATATATTCTTCATTTCGTACACAAGGACCCGGCGGACGGGGATGTAAGGGTTACGATTGTAGGAAATAACCAGGCTGGATTTACCATTGCGTTTGCCAAGGACAGTGAAACGGTCATTGATGCAGAGTTTAAGGCACAGCCAATGGACAAAGAGGGCACTTTAATTCTGTATGAAGAGGATATGGACGCAGCCGCAGAATAGTAACAGGCACACAGGCGGCCGGGGAATAGATACCCAGGCCGCCTTTTTGGATAAGGAGATAAAAACATGGCAGTAAAAGAATTTAATTGCAACAAACTGAAAAGAACATTTTGGCCGTTCACTTTAAAAGACAAGGTAGGAGAAAACGGGGAAGTCCTGGAAAAAGGAAAGAAAATTGTGGTACGAATGCCACAAAAACAAGTATTTGAAGCAATCAAAGACCTAGAAGAAATGGACGAGGAAAACGCCAAAATTGAAGATACAGACAGCATTTACAGATTGTTGGCGGCGGTGCTTAACAACAATATGGGAAAGGTGCCTGTAAAGGCAGAAGATGTGGAAGATTATGACATTGAAGAATGCACCGCAATTCTGAAAGCCTATATGGAATTTGTGGACGAACTTAAAGCGGACCCAAACTAAAAATGCCCTTTTATCCAAGGCAGGATAAAGGGGATGAAATACCATACACGCTACACACCAGGCCGGAAAAGTTGGTAATGGATTATTGCCATATTGACATTTACGAAGTACAGGAAATGGAAATTGATGTGTATTTGTTTTTTATGCGTGAAGCAATGATTTTTGAAAATTCCAAGACCGAAGAGGGACGGGAGTATTTAAAGAATTGTTGGCGTTTGGAGCAGGAAAAACCAGACCGTGAGGGATTACGGAAAAACTTTAAGAAGAAAGGGGGTTAAACGGTGGCAAACAACATAAAAGGAATTACCATTGAGATTGGTGGCGATACAACCAAACTTGATAAAGCGTTATCTGGTGTGAATAAAGAAGTGAGAAGCACACAGGTGGAACTAAGGGAAGTAAACAAACTTTTAAAAATGGACCCTAAAAACACCGAAGCACTGACACAGAAGCAAACACTTTTGACGGATGCTATTTCAGAAACCAAAGAAAAATTGGATATTTTGAAGAACGCAGAAAGTCAGGTGCAGGCACAATTTGCACGAGGGGAAGTTTCAGAAGAGCAGTACCGGGCATTAAAACGAGAAATCGAAAAAACAAGTCTGGAATTGGCAGATTTAGAGGAAGCCGCCAGGCAGACGGACAGTGCAATTGAGCAGTTAGGAAATGCCGCCGAACTTTCCGGCGAAGAACTGAAAGAAGCCCAGGAAAAGGCCGGAACCTTTAAAGACAAACTGGACGGAATGGCGGACACGGCAGTAACAGCGGCAAAGGCGTTAGGTGCCGGGTTCGTGGCAGCCGCTACATATGCAACGAAGTTTGAAACGGATTGTGACAAAGCCCTAAACACTGTAATCACACAGACCGGGGCGGCGGATGCGGAAGTTGAGGGGTTGGAAGAAACCCTTTTAAGCATTTACAAGGACAATTTCGGCGAGGATATAAACGATATTGCAACGGCCATGTCAGCGGTGAAGCAGCAGACAGGGCAGACCGGGGAAGAACTGAAAAACACCACGGAACACGCCATTTTAATGCGTGATACCTTTGATATAGACGTAAACGAAAGCATCCGGGGCGTAAATGCTATGATGAAACAGTTTGGCATTTCCGCAGATGAAGCATACAACCTTTTGGCACAGGGGGCACAAAAAGGATTAAACCAGAACGGGGATTTGGCCGACCAGTTGGCGGAATATTCCGTTTATTATGCTGATTTGGGACTTTCTGCCGAGGACGCTTTTAATATGATTGCCAACGGAGCAAAAAACGGTACATTCCAGGTGGATTACTTAAATGATGCTGTGAAAGAGTTTGGCATAAGAGTGAAAGACGGAACGGCAGATGACGCATTTAAAACCCTGGGGTTAAATGTTGACGATTTAAAAACAAAGTTTGCACAAGGGGGAGAGGGTGCAAGAGAAGCGTTCCAGATTGTAAATACGGCCCTTTTCTCATGCGATAATGAAGTGCAAAGAAACCTTTTGGGCGTGGCACTATACGGAACCAAGTGGGAAGATTTGGGAGAAGATGCCGTGCGTGCCCTGGTAAATACACAGGGAGAGATTACCGCAACCAATGACGCACTGGGAACGATAAACGAAACAAAATATGATGACCTAGGAAACCAGATTGAGGATTTAGGGCGGAATATCAAGGTTGACATTATAAAACCCGTTGGCGAAGAATTAAAACCAGTTATCAGCGAGGTAATAGGAGAGGTAAAAAGCAAAATCCCAGAAGTAAAAACCATTGTGCTTGCGGTCATCAGTAAAGTAAAAGAATTTATTTCTTTTCTGGCAAAGAACGGTCCAACCATTATTTCCGTTATTGCCGGAATAGCAGCAGGATTTTTGGCGTGGAATGTGGTTAGTATTATTCAAAGTGTAATTACGGTGGTAACTGGATTGGGCGGTGTATTGCCTGCCGTAGCAAAAGGAATAAAACTAATAAATGCCGCAATGAAAGCAAATGTAATAGGAATTGTAATTACCGCAGTTGCGGCACTTGTGGCCGGATTGATTACGCTATGGAATACCAACGAAGATTTCAGAAATGCCGTTATTGGAATTTGGAACAAAATAAAAGATGTGGCAACAACGGTATTTGGAGCCATAGCGGATTTTTTTACCGTAACAATTCCAAACGCATTTAACAGTTTCATAAATTTTGTGAAATCAAACTGGCAAGCACTACTTTTATTTATAGTAAACCCGTTTGCCGGGGCGTTCAAATTGATTTATGACAATTGTGCTACTTTTCGTGAATTTGTGGACAATTTTGTGGCGAATGTGAAGCAATTTTTCCAAAATTTATGGGACGGGCTTGTTGCAATATTTAAAAATGTGGGCCAGTGGTTCACGGACAGATTTACAGAAGCATATAACGGAGTGACAGGCGTATTTGCATCCATAGGGCAGTGGTTCGGTGCCAGGTGGCAGGACATTAAAAATGCCCTGGCGTTGGTGGCAACCTGGTTCCTTACCATGTTTACAAACGCATACAATAACGTGACCAGTGTATTTGCGGCAATCGGTTCCTGGTTCGGTGCCAGGTGGCAGGATATTAAAAATGCCCTGGCGTTGGTAGCAACCTGGTTCCTTACCATGTTTACAAACGCATACAATAACGTGACCAGTGTATTTGCGGCAATCGGTTCCTGGTTCGGTGCCAGGTGGCAGGATATTAAAAATGCCCTGGCAGCAGTGCCGCAGTGGTTTGGCACGCAGTTTCAGAACGCATGGACCAATATTAAAAACGCATTTGCCAATGTGACTTCTTTCTTTTCAAATTTATGGAATAAGATAAAAGGTTGCTTTGTAGATGTTGGCGTGAAAATTGGTTCAGCGGTAGGGGATGCCTTTAAATCGGCAATCAATTCCTGTCTTGCCACAATAGAGGGCGTTGTAAATAAGTTTATCCGCATGATAAATGGAGTAATTGGAATTATCAATAAAATACCAGGAGTTTCCCTGGGAAGTATCGGGGAATTATCATTGCCACGTTTGGCAAAGGGCGGAGTGTTGCGAGAGGGAACGGCCATGGTAGCAGAAGCCGGCCCGGAACTTTTAAGCATGGTAAACGGAAAGGCAGTTGTTACGCCGCTGACAGGTTCAGCCAGAAACCGAAGTCTGGAAAACACAGGAAGCGGAAAGGGCGGATATAGCCAGACAATCAATATTTCAAGCCCAAAAGCGTTAAGCCCTTATGAAGTAGCAAGACAAACCAGATTACAGACAAGAAGCATGATTTTGGCAGTACAAAGGGGGTAAATGAAGTGTCAGACATTAAAGTGATATGCACAAGTGACAAAAACGTGTCCATAACCTTTACCTGGGACGAGTTTACCCCGTTCCACCTGGTAGACATAGAGGGGATTTACGGAATAGAAGCCAATGTGGTAACAAGTGAGAACACAACCACGGACGGAAGTACATACCAGGGAGCCACAGCAAAGGAAAGAAATATTGTGCTGACCGTGGAAATGGACGGGAATTACAGAGAAAACAGAAATCTTTTGTACAGGACATTCCCTATTAAAAGGACAGGGAATATGCAGTACATAGAGGACGGAGAAGCCAAAACCATTGAATATGAGGTGGAAAGCATCATACCGGGTGCAACAACGGGCGTTGTAAGAGATTACACCATTTCATTGAAGTGTACAGACCCGTATTTTAAAGACCTGGCAGATATTGAAGTGGTAATGGCTTCATGGGTAAGTGATTTTTATTTTCCGGCGTGTTTCCAGGAAGAGGGCCGCATATTTGGGCACAGAGAAGCGGACCTGGTAAAAGAAATTGAAAATGACAGCGGAGCCGACAACATAGGTATTGTGGTAATCTTCCGGGCAGACGGAGCCGTGAAGAACCCGGCCATATATCATGCAGAAAGCGGAGAATTTACAAAGGTTGGATATTTGGACAATGATTTTACCATGGCATCCGGCCAGTATGTCATCATAAATACATACACAGGAAAGAAAAATGTATATCTTTTGGACGGAGTGACCCAGGCGGAAATTGAGAGTTACAAAAACGCCTACGGCGTAATTGACTGGGACACGGTAATTGAAAAGTTCGGAACTGTTATAAATGAATACCTGGACGAGGACGGGGACTTTATACAGTTACAGGACGGAACAAATACGTTGACCTACTCAGCGGACGAGGGAACCAATTACCTTTCTGTTTCCGTGTATTACAGAATTTCTTATCTGGGGGTGTGATGATATGGAAATACACGTTTATGACAGGAATTTGCGGCGTTTAGGCCATATTGAAAATCACACTTCCCTGCAATGGCACCGTAAATATTATGAGTGCGGCACCTTTGAACTTCATTGCCCGGTCACGGCGGAAAATTTAAGGCTTTTACAGCCGGGGAACATTATCACAAAGGGAGATAACAAGGCAGAAGCCGCAGTGATAAGAGGGGACCAGGCAGAGGAAGAAAGCACCCTGGTAAATGAAATAACCAGGAAAGGGCACTTTTTACCAATCTATCTGGGGGACCGGCTGACCGGGCCATTATTCAATTTCAGCGGAACGGTAGAAGATGCCATGCACTACATGATAAACCGTATGGAAAAAATACCGCTTTTGCAGATTGGAGCAGATACAGGGGACGCAACCAAAGTCCAGTTCCAGGCCACTTATAAAAATGTACTGGAATATATTATAAAAATGGCGAGGTATGCGGAAATAGGTTTCAGAGTAGTGCCGGATTTTAAGAAAAAGACCATGACGTTTGAAACCTACAAAGGCATAGACAGAACCCAGGCACAAGGGAAAAACCCAAGGGTTATTTTTTCTGAAAGTTACGATAATCTGAACCAGGCAAAGCATAATTACAGTGACGCAACCATGAAAACAAAGGTTATTGTGGGCGGTGCCGGAGAGGGGGCAAACCGTGTATATGTGACGGTAGGCGGCGGAACCGGGTTTGATTTACGGGAAGTGTTTTTGGATGCCAAGGATATAAACAAAGACGAACTGACAGAAAAAGAATACCTGGAAGCATTGCGGACCAGGGGACAAGAATACTTGAACGAAAATAAGATTTTTGAAAACTTTGAAGCAGAAGCAGAAGCGGACGTTAATTTTATTTACGGAAAAGATTATGACCTGGGGGACGTTGTGACGGTAAAGAAGAAAAAGTGGAACACTACACAAAACCTAAGAATTACAGAACTTTGCGAAGTTTACGAATATGGGGGAATGTATGTGGTGCCTACTTTTGGGGATGCCCTGCCCACCACAATAAAATGGGACGAATAA